TAAATCATAATCAGTTATAGATGAATACAATTTAGAAGCCATCATTTGAGAGAAGTCTTTGAAATCTGGATAATCATCTACCTCTAATGCTATTTGTACTTTGTATTTGTTAGGAAGCAAAGATAATAATGATGCAACTTTATCTTGCGGAGTGCCATGTAATAATAATTTAAAGACAACTTCTAAAACTTTACTTTCATCAATTCCTGAGTAAATATATTCTTCTATTTGAGGTAAATAAAAATTGCCCTCACCACGTCTTATTAAATTGATTACACTATTATGATTTGTAAAATATTGTAATTCAGGCTTAGCATCAACAATTTGTTCAAGAAGTAAATCTCTCTGTTCGTTTGCTGAATATCCTAATCGAGTAATATCATCACCACGTAAAAGAAACATTGATAAAGATTCATTAAGGCTTGTACCTTTTCGCATAAGCAAATTAAGTGTAGTGTAACCCATACCTAAAGTACTATTTACAGAATATTTTAAACTGTCATAATCTGTAATTTTTTGACCTAACTCTAAGCCTTGTTGCCCTTGTGACCTGATAAATTCATTTAGTTTGCCAAGAAAGTCTAAAATTTTCATCATATCTGTATTTGCAGTGCTTCCTTGTTTTTTCATCTCATTATCGATGAATTTTGGCAAACTATGGCAAAATACATTAATGTCTGACAATATATCAATATCTGTTTTTGATTTTTCAAAATATTTTTCTAATATCGAATCATTTCCTCTACCTTTTTCAATTTCTCCTATTAATTTCAACATAGCAGTCATAGTAGGCATCTGATTAGGATCAAAAAATGAAAAATCCTTAAATGTTCTAGAGAAAGAGCCAGCCCAACTTACTTCTTTGGTTGACAAAACGTCCCAGGCTGTTGCAGATTCGATAATTCTTGAGTACCACATACACTTTTTATTTTACAAGCCTGACTATTTAACCTTTGGAATATTTTTTTTGATTTCTCGTATTATATAAATATGTTCCACAAAAACCTCTAAGACATTAAAAGTGCGTCTGGAGGTTTTATTCTTTTAAGCCCTTTTCTTCTGGGTATCAATAAATCTGAGGGGAGAGATAAATGTCTGAAAATAACTCAAATGACATGATTTACAACTGGCGCAATGAATTACGTTCTCATCAAGATGGTGTACTTGTTGTAGCCAATAGTCAAGCACAAAAATATAAAAATCAAGGTTTTGATAAGTCCGAAGTTGTAGAATTGCTCGCAGCTGAGAATTTTGATTTAGATGTTGCTAACAGAGTTGCATCTAAGTTATTTGATACCGCTGAAAATGCTAATCAAAAGACTGCTATTGAAGTTGCTGTTGTTCCTACTAGATATTCTGATTGCGCTCCTATTATTGAAAAGACTCTCACAAAATTGTCTTCTAAAGAATTTGTTAAGAGATTATGTTCAGGTCCTCATTCTATTATCAAGACCGATGAAAAAGGTTTGAATCAATGGAATAGATGGGCTGAAATGGCAAAGACTTCAAGAGTTGGTATGGACAATTTGCACGTAGCACTCAAGCCATTTATTGAAGAAACTCTTTTGAATAATGTTCTTATAGCACAATCTCAAGAAGCAGAAATCAAGACTGCTTCAAAAAATAAATATGTTGTTTCGATGAGAAAAGGAACTGCGGAAGTTGATTTATCCTCTGCAACATCATCAAGCGACAAATTTACCCAAGGAAACTATGCAGATTTTGGTCTTGCAGATGAATTTCTTGTTAAGGCAGCAGATACAGTCTCTCCTTATCAAAGATTAAAAAGAGCATTAGCAGACTAGATATATTACGTTTAACAATAAACAAGCCGCAAGATTGCGGCTTGTTTATTTTGTATAAGCCTTATAATGGAAGATAATAAAGAAACAATTGACGCTTTGATTGTTCCTGATGACGGTCCCAAAAAACCATCCCGTTATTTTAGAGATCTCAAAGAAACAGATAAGCCCTTAAAGCCACTTCCTCCAGATTCAATGAGTGATATATCTTATCCTCAATTTATTGAACCGAGATGTGCTTTATGTACATCTCCTTTTCGTGATTTACTAGAACACGTATATTTAGAATCAGGAAGAAAAAATCAAGCAGTAATTAGATTTTTCCACGAGTATTTTGATGCACAGCTCAATTGGATGCAAATTAATACTCATATGGAACAACACTGTGATCTTAAGAAAATCTCTACTTCTGGCCTTAAGAACTATGAGCAAAGAGAAGAATTAATTGCTCCTTGGATATTTAGAGAACATCATTTAGCCCTTACTGCATTATTAGTTGAACTTGATGATGTAAGAGGTATAGACTGCTCAAAAAATGCTGATATGAAACTTAGAAGAGCGTCTATGGTAGAAAAACTTATTACAAAAATACTTATGGTCAAAGATTCCAGAGATAATCAGGGAATATACAACATAAATATTTTTGAGATTCTTGCAAAACTTCACGAAAAAATGGAAAGTGAAAATGACAAGAAGATTATTAGAGAAGAGATTGTTGCTCTAAGAAATCAAATTCAACAAGATAATTAATGAGAAAACCAACTCCCGTAGTTAAGTCTTCAAATGAATTACGAAGTCAACTTTTACAACAAGCCAATTCTGTAACTGAACTTTTTAAAGATACAGAATATGCTAATGATTTTGCTGATGAAATAGTACCAGCAAGAAGACAAGAAGTTGCACCACCACTCAAACCTGCTAAAGATAGATTTAATCCTGATCAAATAGTAGATATTATCACTTTTATTGAACATCCGTATTTTTGTAACCTAAGACCTTATCCTTGGCAAAAACTCATACTAAAGTGTTTTTATATGGGGCAAGAAGGAAATACAAACTTAACCATACTTGATGAAAAAACAGAAGATGGCTGTAATGGTTGCGTTTGGAACTACATTCAAAAAAACGAAAATGAATTTCTCAAAGCAAAACAAGAAGAGAGAAATTTTAAAACTATTTTTAATGTTGTAAACTCACCTTGCCTTCAATGCTCAAGATTAGATGAAAATGTTAGAAAAACTCGTTATGAATATGCAAGACAAGAAGCAACAAACCCTGATGCTGAAAGACAAGTAGATGCATTAGAAGCAAGACCTATTATTGATGGATTTCAAACAGAAAACGATTTACTTTATTCTGATGAGTTTGATCCTAAACTTCGTATGCAAGTACAAGATAAATGTACGAAAAGATATAAATTTGAAGAACTTGTTCTAGTACTTGGAAGACGTTCTGGTAAATCATTCCTTGTTTCTGCTATGGCTCTTTATGAGTTATATCGTCTTATTTCTATGGGACATCCTCAAGCTCGTTATGGATTAATGGAGTTCGATGAAATTGTTCTTCTTAATGTCGCCCGAAATGAAGAACAGGCCAAAAAAGCAATCTTCTCAAAAATTAAGCAAACAGTTTTAGCTTCTCCTTTTTTTGCTCCTTATATTGGCAAAGACACTGAACTTGAAATGCGTTTTTACACAGAACACGACAGAGAAGAAAATGTAAGAAGAAAAGAAGATAATATCAATCCTTTTGCTGGTTCTCTGGTTTTAAGATGTGGTTCAAGTAATGCATCAGGTCTTGTTGGTCTTACTTGTTGGTCAATCATTATGGACGAAGTAGCAGCAATGGCAGGAGATAATCCTGAATCTGGCGTTGACTATGCTCTTTATGATGACCTGAAACCATCTCTTGCTACATTTGGTAAAGATGGAAAAATGATGCTTCTTTCTAACCCTAAAGGCCCAATTGGATTACTTTACGATTTACACGAAAATAGACACGAAGATCCAACAACACTTGTAATGAGACTTCCTACTTGGCTTACTAATCCAAACATTGATAAAGAATGGCTTGATGGACAAAAAAAGAAAGATCCACAAGAATTTCAAATGCAATATGGAGCAGAATTTGGTGCTTCTTCATCTGATCCAATGTTTATGTCTGATGATATTGACAGGATGTTCAAGAGTCAAACTATGGTCAAGAGAAAAGAAATGCCTGATGGTCTTTTTGAATATTTTTGCCATATAGACCCAGCAAGAACATCAGACTATTATGCCTTGGTTGTTGCTCATACTGAAATAATGTATGGACAAATTGGACCTGACCATACTCCATTGAAAAGAGTTGTCATTGACCACATTCACTTTTGGAATCCATTAACTAGAAATCAACCTGTCAAAGAAAAAGAAGTTGAAGATTATGTAATTAAACTTCACAGGCATTTTAGATTTAAGCAAGTTTCTATTGATCACTGGAATTCTCAATCTTCTGTTGTTAAGTTGCAAAGTTATGGTGTTCCTATTGTAGAGCGTCAATTTAATAAAGAATATAAAGAAAGAATTTACACTGAACTTGCACAATTAATAAGAGATGACAGGATTGATGTTTATGATTTGTCAGGTGGAAGTTATCTTGATATGCAAAATAATATCCAACCACTAAACGAAGTTCAAGAAGCAAAAATTCAATTTTTATTCTTGCAAAAAAAATGGAAAGGCAAAAGATATTACATTGAAGCATTATCAGGATACAAAGATGACATTTGTGATTGTGTTGCGGCTGTATCTTATGAATGCTTGACTTCTAAAATTGTTACAAGACTACCAAGATCAAAAATGGTTAATTTGAACCGCAGATAAAGGTAAATATTTTTTAAATTAAGTAAAAAACATTATGTCTGACAATATTCGTATAGCTCAATTTGGCGGAGTAGGAGGAGGTGGACAAGTTTCACCATATTCTCCTGGTGGAAGTCCTATTGGCCGTGGTGGAAGAAACCGTGGCGGACAGGAAATAAACTTATACGTTGATGAAGATGCCAACTTCGACAAAATGCTGAGAAAAACTCACGTTGATTTTGATGGTCGAGATGTAAATATAGAATCTAGGTTGACTCCTCAACATAAACATTATGAGGAATCCATTCCATATTTACTTACTCCCGATGAAAGATTAAGAGCAAAATTACGTGCTCAACTTCACAATTATAAGCAATCTTTAGAAAATGCTGCTAATGATTTACACAAAAATTCTCCTAAATATATAAGAGAACATTACACTCCAAAGCCTGAGCATCTTATGACTATGGAACAGGCTTTAGAAGAAAGGCATAAATACAAAAAAGATTTTAAGTACCCAAGAGAACAATATCAAGATCCTGACAAACCATCTAGACTTCATTTTGCTATTTCTGATAATGAT